AAACATCTCTTTAAAACATTTAATCTTATAAAGAAGTAAATAAAGCCTTTAAAAGATTTAAATATATTTATCTATAATGGCATATGGCTTTTGAATAAAAACGCTTGTAAGGGCTTAAAAAGCACTTTAAACGCTAAAATTATCTTTAAGCCTTTAAACATTTTATAAGCTTTTTAATCTTTAAGCGTGATCATTTATCTTTTTAAGCGTTGAAATGGGGGTATATACACGCTGAAAATTGAAGTGTAGTGGGTTATACCCACCATAGATTTTGTAACTTGTAGAGAAAAAAGCAGTGTCAAACTTATAGAGAAAAAAATAAAAAGGCAAATAAAGTTGACAAGGCAACTAAAAGAGTGATAAAATAAAATAAAGAAGTGCGTAGAAAAGCAAAAGTGCAATTTTTCTGGAATAAAAGCATAAAAAAGTTAATGTCAAAGAAGGAGGTGCGGTAATGGCTTATAATAAAAACTTTCAAGAAAAGACAATATTTGAAAACTTATTAAAAGAAGCTAATAAAGAAAAAAGAGAATTCACAGAAAAGATAAGAGAGTTCTTAACCGCACAAAAGTTTTATGGCAAAACAATAGAAGAAAAGACTGACTTTTTACTAACAGAACCAGGAATTAAATCAATCATAGCTTGTGCTAAAAAGAATTTGCAGTTAGTAGAAATTGCTAACATTTTTAGTTTGAGCCAAAGACAATTTATAGATATAAGAAATTCCCACCCAACAATTTATGATGCATTTGATTTAGGCTACTCGCAAAGAGATATGGCTGTTATTGATGCAATGTATAAATTAGCAGGTGGTTTTTTTGTTACCGAAGAAGAAGAACAGTTAATGTATATGGGAACAAGAGACCCTAATAGAAGAGTTACTAAAAAGCAAAAGTATATACCGCCTAATGTGTATGCAGGGCAATATATAATGAACAATAGAAAACAATTTGAGTATAAGCGTGATACCGACAAAAACCAAGTGCCTGAAAGCAATATGTTTAAAATAGAATTATCGTTTGAAGGTCTGGAAGAGGAAGATGAATAAGTTTAGAATCGAAGTTCTTGATAAATTCAAACCTTTAATGGTGGATGATCACGAAAAGATACAAAAGCAACGTAATTATATCTTGGTAAGTGGTCGTGTAGGTGGTAAAACATTCGGCTTAACTCAAAAAGCGTTTATAAATCTATGTCAATACAAAACACACGATATACAAATCTTAAGAGCAAACTCAAGTAGTATGCAAGAAAGTATCTTTAGTGAATTAAAAAAGTTTTTCTTTCAAAATCTACCTGATAATATTTTTGCAAAATTTAAATTCAAATCAAGTCCACCGTTAAAAATTACAAGTGCTTGGGGAAACCAAATACATTTTAGTGGTGTTGGTCTTGGTAGTAAAAGTGGTTCTAATATATCTCGTGGTAAATCACCTGATAGACCTTTATCGTTAATAATAGTTGAAGAAACTCAAGAAATCTTTAGTGGGTTAACTGGTAGTGCTGATTTGCTTAATCACGCTCTTGCTACTTATTTAAGATATTTAGATGATAAAATAGGCAAAGTTATCTATGCTGGTAATAGAGATAGAAACTTAAATGCTAAATTCAATGTTTGGTGTCGTGAAAAAGAAAAAGATAGTTCTTTTGTAACCATAGAAACAAATTGGACTATGATTAGACATTGGTTGAATCAAGCAACTATACAAGCTATCGAAATGGAACGTGAACTTAATCCTAAAAACTATGAATATATGTTTATGGGTATACCAGTAGGTGGAAATGATTTAGTTTATGGTGCATTTACTGAAAGTATTCACGTTGTTCCTAAATTAGAGCATAATAGAGAATATATGCGTGAATTTAAAATCAAATATACTGAAAAAATAGAAAAAGTTGAGATTATACATAGGTTATTTATAGGTGTTGATGGTGCTAATTCAAGAGATACAGCCGCTTTTATACCAATATTCAATACAAAAACCAATAAATTGATAGTAAAAACTGGTGATATTTTCTCTCATAACCCAAAAAAGAACGGAATTATTAGAAATAATGTGTTAGTTGGTAAACATATCTTTAAATGGTTTAACGAAATGCTTAATAAATATCATTTACATATGTTAAGCCAAGATGAAATAATTTTCGTTGTTGATGGGCATAACATAGATTTAATCGAACAATTACAGTTTTATTTAGGAAATAGTGCAACAATAATAAAATTTACACAAAAAGATTTAATTAAGACAACTGAAAGAGTAAATAATGCGTTTGTAAACAGAAATTTGTTTATAGAAGAAGATAGTTGGGTGGAATTATTTCAAAATCCTGAATTTCCAACACCACCAAGCGTTTTATTTAATGAATTGCAAACAGTTGCGTGGGATGAAACTCACCCAGATAAGTTCAATGACAGTATACCAAATGATTTAACTGATGGTATTAGATACCCAGTAGCATTCTATGCTGATCCCGAACATTTATATATAGGTTAGAAAGTAGGTGGAGTAATGGCTAATGTTTCAAATGATAGTGCTTTAATACAAGAATTATTCAATGTAAGTGCTATAAATCCACAACAAACATATCAATATCAGTTTAGGGACACATTTTATGCTTTAGTGCCACCTAAATTTAAACCATATTATTATCAAGTTATTAGAAGATGTTTAAATTGGTATAGTGGTTATGTGCCAGAGGTTCATAGAATCCATACTGGTATGTTTTCAACCGCTATTGGTAATATGGTAGTAAAAGAAGTCACAAAACTAATTATGGGTGGTAAATTATTCGCTCAAAATGCTGGTTATGAACAAGATGAAGATTTAGATAAGCCAAATAATACTCTTTTAGAGTTCAATAAGTGGTCTAAATACTTTAATTGGCAAAATACAGTGTCAAAGTTTGTCGAATTTACTGCCGCTGGTGGAACTGGCGCTTTAAAGTCTAATATCACAAGCAAAGGTGAGTTAAAAGTTAGTGCTTTAAGAATAGACCAATTCTTTTTTCAAAGTGATTATAGTGGTAATTGTATTGATTTTGTTGGCTTTTTAAAGTCTTATTCAGCAAAAGTTAGTCGTGGTAGTGATAGAAATGCCTTTGATGAGAACTTTTATGTTGTAGAACATAGATTCTATGATGAAAACGGCAATCCAAAGGTAGAAATCAATGCTAAACGTGATTTTGGGCAAGTTACAACAGGTCAAACTTTCGATTTGTCTACTGCAGTTCAAGTTAAATGGGAACAATTACCTAAAAATATTCAAAAAATGATTAAAGATGAGTTTGGTAAAGATATCATTTTAGATAAAGAAGAAGATTTACCTTTTGATGACATTGGAATTGATTTAGTTCATTTTACAAATGCTAATAGAACACCTGAAATTTCTATGGGTGAACCAGTGTTATTAAATGTATTGTCTTATCTATTTGAATGGGATTATGCTTTTACAAGTATGATGACAGACCAATATATCGGTCGTGGTAAAGTTTTAGTTCCAATGACTATATCTAACCCCAATGAGAAGGCTGGAACGTTTTATGAAGGATTTGATCGTAGTGTATTTACAAAAATACCTAATGTAAGTCCAGAGAATCAAAAACCAATTAGCGTTCAATTTGATTTAAGAATGAAAGAACATACAATGACAAGAAATCTACTTGCTGAAAACATAGCAACACAAGTTGGAATTAGTGGTAGTGATATGTTCCCATTTTTAAGAGATGCAACTGGTTCTAAAACAGCAACTCAAATAGCGAGTGAAAGTCAAAAGACTATTAGTTATATTGAAGAAAAAAGAAATGTATTTACACCAGCGATAGATAATTTCATTAAACGTTGGCGAAAATATTATGATATGCAAGATGATTTCATTATAAGATTCAGCTCACAAAATATGGTTAATAAACTTGTTACCGTTGATGAAGTTAGAGCAATGAAAGAAATAGGTATGTCAATGTTCGATACTTTCCAAAAAATGTTTCCAGCTATTGATGAAGCACAAATTTGGCAAATGGTTAATCGCTCTAAAAGAGAAAAAGAAGAAATATTGCGTATGCAAACTTCAGTTCAAGCAGAAGCTAACTTAACAGCCTTTGAGCAAAGAATAAAAAACATCAATAATCAACCAGAAGGTCAAGGAATAAATGAGAGAGAGGAGCGCCCTATTAGAGAAGAGTTGGATGAAATACCTGAAGAAGGTAAAAAACAATCAACATTCGGTATATTTAGGCGCAAAAAGAACTAATGAAAGCCGACACAAGGTCGCTACTCAACGATTATGTGAACGGCATTAGCGACTTACAAATAAAACACAAAAAAGATAACGAAAAGTTTGTTATATTAGCATTGTTATTTGTTTATGTAGTTGAGTATATGACAGCCCCCACCCAAGCGATAATTAAAAAGTATGCACCTATCTTGTTAGAAAATAATCTTGAAGATAGTAAAGATTTCCTTAAGAAGTTTGATAAAGGTCTTAATGGAAAAGGTGAGTTTGAAGGTCAAGTTATAAGGTTTAAAAATGACAATATCTCTATACTTAATTATATCACAAAAACAAGAAATATTCCACATAAATCGCCAATTTTAGCGATTACAAAAAAGCAACGATTAGCGAAGTTAGAAGAAGAAGCGACGCTTATGGAGCAAACAAACGACATAAGTTATATGGTTAACACAATGTTCCTAAACAAAAGAATTAAGATTTGGAATACGCAAAATGATGAAAGAGTTAGAAGAACAACGTTTCATACAAGCGTTTCAAATATGATAGTTCCAATAAATGATACATTCAACGTTGGAAGTGATAGCGCATTATTTCCATCACATTCAACATTACCAGCACACGAAAGGTATAATTGCCGTTGTTATTTAACATATAAATAATATTCGTGGAAGGTCATAAAAACGTATGGTTGACCATTGAGTTAGTTTGGCTGGTTACTAACTAAAAAAGTTGTATAGCGCATTTAACCGATTGCAGGTGAAAAACTCAAAGAGTGATTAACTTGATAAACTTTCTGTTAAAGTAGCGTTTAACATATACTTGCAACTCAAAGCAAGGAGGTATAACACGTGTTTAATTTATTTAAAAGAAAGAAAAGAGGTAAAACTATGGCACTCAACCAAGAAGAACTCGAAAGATTAAAAGGTTTATCTAAGGAAGATAAGGAATTGCTTATCAAGTCTTTGGAAGAAGTAGAGGAAGAGCAACCAAAAGTTGAAGAACCTGAACCTAAAAAAGAACCAGAAGAAGAACCTAAAAAAGAAGAACCAAAAGAAGAAGAAAAACCAAAGGTTGAAACACCTAAAGAAAAAGTGGAAGAGAAACCTAAAGCAGAAGCCGTTGAGAAAAAAAGCGAAAAAGAGACGCCACCTCCAGCTAATGCTTGGGAAGAAGCTATTAAACGTTTGCAAGAAGAAAACAATGAAAAGATTGCTAAATTAGAAAAAGAACTTGCTGAAGTTAAAAAGCGTCAACCAAAAGGCTTTGAACCACAACCAAACCCAAACAAAGCGGAATTAGAAGATGAAACTGCTAAACGCAAGAAATACATCTCTAACCGCTGGTAAAAAATCAAATTAAAAATTTAAGAAAGAGGTAATTTATTATGGCTGATTTTTCAGGTTATTCAGTTAACGATACTGCTTTACACATTGCTGTGGCTAATCAGTTAATTGAAACAATTATTCAAAATGACTTATACCAAGATGGTGTAGGTATTATTCAAATCACTGCCGATAGTTTCGGCGCAAGTGCTGTCCGTGTTCCAAAGATTGCCAAAAATACTGGTAAATATAGAGAACTCGGTGGCGCAAACAACGGTGGATTCAAAAACACTACTGCCGTTAAAACATATGGCTTAACTGAAGAAATTATTACATTGAAATATTTATACGACCATATGGAAGATGTTCCTAACGTTCAAAGCATTTTATCATTGCAAAACGCAGCAACAGTATCTCGTAGAGTTATTGAAATCGGTAAGGCTATCACTCGTGGTAGAAATGCTGGAACATTAGCTCACCAAATAGGCGCTGTATTAAACGCTTGTGTTACTGCTGCTTCTGGAACTGGTAGAGTTTTCACTTATAATCCAGCAACAACTGGTGATGGACTTGCTCAATTCCGTAAAGCAAACGCTGCATTAGACAACGGTGATACTTATCACGACACTTACCCTATCGAGGGTAGATTAGCGATTTGGAGACCAAATGGTTTAATGGAACTAATGGACAAAGGCGATATAATCGTTGGTGGTTCAAACTTCGCTCAAGATATGGTTAAGAGTGGGGCAGTAGACCCAACGTTCAAAGACAAATTGCCAGAAAACGCAACTGGTTATCGTGGAATGGTTCATGGCGTTCCTTGTATGGTTGCTACTGATCCGATTTGGGCTGAAGCCGAAACATGGTTAGGTTTAAGTGAAGATGATTTAAAGGACTTCCAATGCGTTTTAAGTTCATACATTGCAACTGGTAGAGGTCAAGCATTCCCAGAACAAATCAAGGTTATTGATAGCCCTGATGTAAACGGATTGAGAATTCAACCTTTATCAAATTACGGTGTTAAAGTATTGTTTGAAGGCGGAATTAAACTTATCACAAATGGAGCGGTTACATTTACTGCTGTAAGTGGCGACTTCCACGATGCATTAACAATCGTAGCACCTGATTCACAGGAGTAGTTACGCTGACATTCGACCTCAACGGCGGTAATATCGAAGGCGTTACTACCGACGTAGATGTATCAGCGTTAGATAACGGGGTAAATACTATATTAAGTTATGCACCAACCCCAGTGCAAACTGGTTATACTCTAACTGGTTGGGCATATGATGAAGCAGGGACATCAATGGTTTCAAGCGCAACTGTCGTAACAGTAGCAGACACTTTGTATGCTATTTGGGAAGTAGATGGCGGTTAAATAAATTAGTGGGTGGCGACTGGCAAGAAAGTTTGCCGCCCATTATACATAAAGCGTGTAGTTTAATTCAAGTGCAACTCTTGAACGCTTTACCAAAGAAAATGAGGTGTTAATATGTGGGCTAACACAAAAGAAATGGCATATTCAACTAAATGGCATATGTATATACTTGATGTTGAGTATGTAAAAAACACATTAGGGCTTGATTTTATTCAAAAAGAAGGCTCTAAAACAAGAGCGCAAGACAAAATGTATCAAATTAGTAGAGTAATTTATAATTATATATATGTTCATACTCAAAGACAAAAGTTAATTGAGTATAATTTAGCTATGGTTGAAGAATATAGACCAATAATTCAAGAAGTTTTAGAGTGGCAAACAAGGTTTGAATATGAAAGCAACCCATTATTGTTATCAATGCAACTTGGTGTAAACCCATTAAACGGCATTACAATTAACCTTAATGATTTGCGTGGGCAAAGAGTAATTGCTAAACAAGCGGAAGATATATTGCTTTATAAGAACTTGCTATATACTGGTGGCTATAATAACGTTACAAGAGATAGTGAATTAGATTACGACACATTGGGGTATTAAATTATGGCTAATATAGGTGCTGGTGAAGTCTTAACGGCTTATTTAGTTAAAGAAAGTATAGCAAAGACCATAGATAGTCAAATTAAAACTCTTGTAGAAAACGAAAGCATAAAAAATCTTAAAGGCGTTAGAATGTTTAGGTTTAGATATCTAACTGATACCGAAATGACATTTCAACCGATTAGTGGTTGGCTTAAAGGTAAAATTGATAGAGCTATATTTACAAGCGAAAGAAATATTAAGTTTGATGAAAGAGATTTAGTTGTCTTTGATGATGGGGTTACATTAAGAGTCACACGATCATTACCACAAAAACAACACGGTATGTTTCTTGTAAGTGGTAATTTCCCCCAAATTGTAGAGTTGCAATAATGAGATTAGATAGTATCAACTTTGATAGAAATATCTCTCTTGGAATAGCACAATACCTTGCGCCAATGGACACTGGTAATTTAAGATATAACGCAATAAGAAGTGAATTAACAAATGATGGCTTTAGAATAACTTACTCATTAGATAGCGCATATTATATTTATTTCTTGGAAGAAGGCACACGCCATTTTCAAGGACATATGGGATTTATAGGTGGGCAAACTGTTCCAGCAATAGCAGGGTTTATGCACTCAAAATACGAGTTAAATGACACTTCTAGGACAAATCACTTTATTCATTATGCTAATAAAGGTATGAATGAAGTCGCTAATATGGTTATGAGTGCTGATGATAGGTTAAAAAATAGTTTAAATCAAGATTTAAGAGCAATGGCTACTCAAAATAATTGGTATAGTGAAAGAATATTCGATAGCAATGATAGTTTTAAAACAAATATGATTAGCGATTATGTAGAGATAATGAACGAAAGAAATGGGTGATTGTTATGATACAAGAAATTATACGTGCTTCAATAGAGCAAAAACTTAATAACAATACCGCTAATAAAAAATTTGTTGTTGGCTCATACGCTTATTTACAAGACAAAGACCAGCATTTTGTTTACAACGTTAAACAAGGTTATCGCTTAATAGAAAAGAACTTCATATCAACGATAATTACCTTCACAGCCGATTATTCAGCACTACCTAATCAAATTAACGGTGTTGCCACTATTGGTGTAGAATTTTTAGTAAAAAGCGATTATCAAGAAGATTTAGATACTGATTTGTTAGCTTTAGACCAAGTTGTTTCAAAGATAGTTGGTAATTATGAAGATTTAGTTGACAACTCAACTACTTATCATACGGTTTGGAATATGGATGCACTTTTACCAGCTGGGTTAACGAACCCAATTAACGGTAATTATTACACAAGGATTCAAACAAATATTTATGTTGAATTTAGTGATACAAATCTCTTTGGAAACGCTTACAGATATTATTTAGATAATGAATTATTAACACTTTATGATGGCGGTGTTAACCGTGAAAACGAAGAAAACTACCCACATAAGCAAGGCGATTATGAATCTAAAGGCGGCAATACTTCAAGCCAATGGTCAGCGACTTTAATTTGTTATGTAGATAGCGCGGTAGATACGATAGTTGATGGTATATCAAGCGGAACTTATGATATGGAAAAAGTTTACACTTATAAAGAAGCAAAAAATGGCGCTGACTTGCATACATTTCCAGTTAAGATAACTTCAATTTCAAGGCCTATATTATTAGGTGAAAAACAATTTGTTTCTATTAGTTTAATTAAAAGCGATCAGGCAGCGCCAGTAGAAGAATAGTAAAAGGAGGGCTTACAAATGCAAGATTATCATATATATGCGCATTACACCGAAAAACAAGGCGTATCAAAAACAAGCCCTAAATATGAAACGATTAACAAAAAAACACAAAGCGTTCCAAAAGAACATAAAGAAAAATCTAACTCACTTAATCTTGGAAACGTTAGAAAAGGTATCGCTACTTCATTGGCAGTTGCGAGTAAAATAAACTCTTATGTAGGCGAATATACTGAAAATACATTAACCGCTTCAAGAAGGCAAGTTGGAATTGCTTATGCTGGTATGGCATTATTTGCTTTTACTAACCCAGCGTTAGCTTTAGGTAGTATGGCTATGTATACAGGAAACAAAGTTATGAATTATGCAATTAAAGTTGATAAAGAAAACTTGTCAGCTGACTTTATGAGGCAATTAAGTGGTGGGACTGTATCAACAAGGAGGTAGACTATGTTTACATATAATATAAAAATATATGAACGTAACGAAACAACAAGCATTAAAGTTGATAGTCTATCTTATACAATAAAACTTGATGAGAGTTTAGATAGTGGTGTTTTGACAATTCCACGTGCTTCAAGAAAAAGAAAGTTTGATAGATTCTCAAGGTTAGAAATAAGCATTAACGATGGTGAATCAGTAGTCGATACTACTTGGTTAACTTATAATACAAAAGTTGAAATAGATAGTCGTGGTAGTGAAAAGACTTATAATCACACAGTAGCGTTTATAGAACCAACTAAATGGTTAGAAAAGTTTGTAGTGGGAACATTAACTTTCACGCAACTCATAAACGGAACTCAAAGAACTTTATATGATTGCGTTGAAAGAGTAAGACAATTAGTTCCTTTTGTTAAAAAGAATGAAATTACAACAACAAGACTATTTAGAATTGACAGCACATTTAGAACTAAAATTGATAATGTTATTGCACCTCAAATCTATTTAGATAAAAAGAATTTAAGAGAGGTTTTAATCGAATTATTTAAAGTTGTAAATGCAATACCAAGACTTTATTATGATAATGGTTGGGTTTTAACTGGTGATTTCATTAACCAAAGACAATTAAAAATAGAAATTGGTGATGGTGATATTGATTACATTCAAGAAGCGAGTGGTGAAAACTTTGCTCAAAGCGCCGAAGTGTTCCATGAAAATACCGTAGTTGAAAAACCAATTTATGAAGGCTCGATCGTTGATTACATTTCGTTTAGAAATAATAGTGTAATTTTAGGTGAAAGTGATTTAAGACTAATTTTAAGTGAAAAGGTTTCAAGCATTGATAAATTTATTGCTTTGATAAAAAGAGGCGGTGAAATTGTTGAAATCGACTTAACAAGCAACCTATATGAAAAGAATGAATATGATACTTTAGATTTCACTGGTGGGCTTGGGACTAAAGAAACATCACTTTATTGGGATTATAAATCAAATGAAATTAGAGGCTTTAGTGAAACTTTTGATAGCATTTTTCAAGACTTAGCAATTACTAAACTTTTAGATGAATATAACATCGATGATTTGCTTGATTATAAAGATTATTCGTTTAGAGTTGAGTATAAACCGTTCTATGATACAATGCGCTCAATTCAATATCGTGAGAATTTTGAACCTTATGCTTTACAACCAGAAATGTTAGATGAGTATAGTGGGCTTATTATAAATCAAAGTGAAAGAATAAATGAATTATTTGATATCACTTCAAATATTTATGGGCAAATTCAAAGAATTGGTGTTGATACCGTTTCGATTAGTAGAAAACATTATAAGTTTAGTGAAGTCTATAACTATGGCGATTATACAAGCGATAATTATATCGTAACAAAAGTTGAAGTTATACCTTATACGACTTATCTAATTGCAAGATATGAGTTTAGCAAGAATTGGAATAGAATAGCTCAATTCATTCAAATAGATAAAGAGTTTAGACCTTATG